GAGACATAACAGCTTGTTTGCTTATACCTTTCTCTATACCTACTGACAAGGGTTTATAGTCTCGTACTGCTTGGAATATTTTCTGAGCTGTTTCATCTAAAGTCCATCGACCATAGATCATATCTTCGACAAACCAACCATCTTCATTGACAAACACAATAGCTAAGGAAGAGTTATCCAATCTACTTGTCTTACCTTTCTTTTTAGACACATCTTGGAAACCAGCCAAGTCAATAGCAATGTAGTAGTCTCCGTCACCTGTAGGCTTAGAACCGAATGATAACCATTCTTCTTTAAACATCTCAGAGCCTTGGTTCTTAAAGGAGGCCATAAACTCTTGTTGGAAAGCATGGGTAGACATACTTTTCTTAGCTACATCTATTTCGTTAGGGTCTAGGGTTTCATTGTCGTAACTGGTAAAGTGCCATGCAGAGAAAGTTTCATCATCGTCACCAGACAACTCTGCGTACTTGTATAGGTCATAGAAGTGATTACGACCCTTAGGTGTTCCTATGAATAAGCAGCTACCCTTTTGGTCAGCTAAGGCTGGACGTAGGATTTCTTCAAACACCTCAGGTTTCATGTCTGCATACTCGTCAAGCACTAGGAACTTTAGACTTACGCCTCGCATAGTGTCTGGTCTGTCTGCACCCTTAAGGCTAATGGTAGAACCATTGATTAGGGTTATCTGCATATTGTTTATGTGTGAACTTCGTATGACAGGAGCACCTAGCTCGACTAGTAGTTTCCACATAATGTCTCTAGCCTGACCTTGTGTAGGCGCTACGTAGAACACGTGTGAGTTAGGTAGGTTAGCCTGTAGGCCGTTGACAACCAACAACCAAGCAGCTAGGCGTGACTTACCACACCTTCGACCTGCTGCAACTACTCGGAATCTAGTCTCATCTGCCCATACTTTCTTTTGCCACTCAAGTAGTTCTATGCTTAGGTCGCTCATACTAAAGTATACTCCCCTTCTTGAGCATCTTCTTGATCATCAGGAGACTGAGGAGAACTTATGTCAGTTTGGCCTACACCAGTAATGTTAATCTGTATGGCTGACTTGCCTCCACCCTTAATGATTTCTTTCTCAAAGGCTGCTATAGGGGCTACCCTGTCCATGACAAGTTTCCATGCTGACGCTTGGTTCTTATGGTCATGGTCTAAGGCTGCATCAAAGATAGCATCCAGAACTTTAGCTGACTTAGGTGACGCAAGCATCCTAGCTTTGTACTCGTTTATAATTGTAGCGTCACCTTTAGGCCGACCAATAATCCCCTTAGGTTTCTTTAGTGCTGCTTTAGGTGGCCTACCTTTTCTTTTAGCTACTATAGGTTCTTTAGTAGTTGACAAATCAATTACCTCTGTGTTGAGATTGAAGAAGTTAAGTGTACTTAAGTATACTTAAGACTCTTAAAGCTATTCTTTAATTTATAAACAAAGAAATAACTAAAAGGTTCTTAAGAAGCTTTACAACATAAGTATATTATAACATATTTAGAGCAGAAAGTCAATCTATTTCTCATGTTTCTTTTGTAAACATATGTTTCCTTTAGTGTGCATATGATAATGAGAGTCATTCCCATGTATACCAATAAGTTACCTGTGTTTTCTTTTGTAATCTTTTATTGACTTTTGGTTGCTTGTGTCAAAGCAAAATGCTACTTTTTTGTGCCTAGGTGGTAGCCTTAGTTTATAGAGAACACTCCAGCCCCCCCGTCCCCTTAAGTTATCCACAGGCTCTTAAGTTATCCACAGGCAGCACACAGGTTATCCCCAGCTTATCCACAGGCCTCAAGGCACCTGAGTTGTCCACAGGTTTATCCACAGGCTACCTAAGGACTTGAGTTATCCACAGGTAATCCACAGATATATCCACAGATATATCCACAGGTTCTTGAGTTAACATAAGTAACTTAGGTATGCAATAGCGTGACTATTGTGTCTTGTGTAGTCACAGCTTGACAAGTGTATGCCTAGGTGGGTGCCTATGGAGACACTTGACACCCAAGCAAACCTGTGAGTCTGTGGATAACTCTGTGCATATGTGTATAAGTTATCCACAAGTATCTGAGGCTTTATATAAGCCGTTTTAAGGGTAGCTTACGCACCCTAGACACATTGCTATATCTCAGGTGAGAATCAAGCTTAGAGTAATTTATTGACTTTATTTGTATTTATTTGTTTACTTTGTTTATTGTTTGTGATACTCAAGACTCCTTATGCTTCCAATATAAAATTAAATGAAATAAAAGCTTGACACTTTTGTTTATTCAATTATACTTAACCCAACAACAACGCAACAGCAGCACAACAGTCAAAATATTGACACTAACCTAAAGGGTAACACAATGACTAACTACACTACTGACGCACAAATCGACGCACAAGGCCTCAAGCATGAGGCATGGCTAGAGGCCAGCATTATTGCCCAAAGGCACATGTTTAACACTGCTAGAGCTAAAGGCGTGGCCATACTAGCTTGGAAAGACGCTGCATCACAGGTGCTTCATGACTTCCATAATGATCATCATTTTGTAGTTATGGCACAAAATGAAAAGCTAGAGTTTGTAACATGGGTATGGGCTAATGGTGGCTTTCATGATGGTCACTACTATAGTGACAACGAGTTAAAAGCATGGGCAGAATTTAAGGGGCGCAAGTAATGATTATGACAAATAAAGAGCGTTCCGACTTCATAAAAGCTTGTAAGCAAGAGGTCAAATCGGCTGTTGTCGAATCTATGACAGTAAAAGAAAAGAAAGAGTTTGATAGATTTTGTCATGCTCAGGAATATTTTAAAAACAATCCAAAGGGGCGCAAGTAATGGGGGTATATACTACTGATATGATTTGTATGTCAAAAGCTGCTATAGAGGCCGCTAGGGAATCACAATGGCAACGATTTTTATATCGTAAATGGCTAAGAAAACAAGCTGAAAACGTAATAGAAAAGGGGCGCACGTAATGAATAATATAGGAATGACTGAGGCACTAAGGCTAGAGCTAGTAAATGCCGTTGAGGCAATGGATAGGGCTGTGATCAATGGCGACTATCCATCATTTAAAAAGAATAGAGACATTAAACATTTTCTTATGTTTGACATACTGCCCGACTTTGGCAGTATTGAGGATACTATCAGTATGAATAGAACATTATAAATAGAATTGTATTGTCAGATAGGCTCGGTTAAACTCAGGCCTATCGAATAACGCAATTAACAATAACAAGTGAGTACACTATTATGATCAAACTATCTAAAGCAAGTAAAATGCCTTGTCGCTCTTGGTCGCTTGAGGCGCTTGTAACGTGCCCTGCTAGCCTAGAACCTACCACAGGCGAGCTAGTAGACGCTTGTAAAGGTTGTTATGCCACTACAGGAAACTACCGCTTTCCCAATGTCAAAGCGCCTAGAGCGCACAACAAAGAGGATTGGAAGCGTAGTGAGTGGGTATCAGATATGGTGGCAGAACTAGACAACGATAGGTATTTTCGATGGTTTGATTCGGGTGATATGTATGACATTCGACTAGCTCGTAAGATGCTAGCAGTAATGGAACAAACACCACATTGCAATCATTGGCTACCTACACGTATGCACAAATTTTCCAAGTTTAACGACATTATTAATATTATGTCTAGGCTATCTAATGTGGTGGTGCGCTTGTCTAGTGATAGTGTACTAGGCGACACAATAGACACTGAACTACCCACAAGCACAATAATACCTACTCTAGAATATGCTGATAGTAGTATGTTCGTGTGTTATGCCTACGAGCGAGAAGGTAAATGTGGTACGTGTCGGGCTTGTTGGTCTAAAGAGGTCAAAACTACAGCATATGTGGCTCATGGGGTATCTATGGCTAAAGTAATTCGTTTGATTGATTTAAAAGAGGCGGCATAAAATGTTAAACCAAGAATTGATTGAAATACACTTAAACAATAGTGATTTAAACCTCGGCAATCTAGCGGCAATAGCTAAAATATCTGTAAATGAAGCAAGGGTTATCTTTGAGCATCATTACAACAACAATGACTTTTTAGAGTATCCATACTATCAACTTGAAAAAAAACCATTTGAGAAGAGGTAACACAATGCGAGACCACACACACAAGAGCCTACAGGCGTCTTATCAGGTGCTTAAGCAGGAAAGGCAAGCTAGACTAGTAGGTCAGGCCTTAAGCTTGTCAGGGGCGCTCATAGGCGTTTTCTGTATCATATTCGCCACACACGTGGCGCTAAACTAATTATAATCAAAAGGATAAATTATCATGGCTAAATATCAAAAGACTGTGGATATATGGAAACTATCACAAGAGCAAAGGAAAGGCTTACAAGCAGGACAATGGATAACCGCAGGTAAAGACGGCAAGTATGAAACTAAGGGCATATGGTGCGGTGTAGGCAAGTCTGGAAACGATGTTGCCATATGGCTAGGGAACCTAGCAAGTCGCAAAGGGGCCGCAAGGCTTGAGCATATACGCTTTATGATGCAATACGCAAAAGGATAAATTATGGATATTTTAGAAAAGTTAGACCAAGTGCAGTATGACTTTAATTTTCAACACGCCATAACGACTAATGACGCTGATTTATTGGTAGCATCGTTGAGCGACCATGGCGTACTAATAACCATAGCAAAAGCTAATGAGCTGCTAGTAAATTTAAGAAAAGAGGAGGCCTAAGGCCATGAGTAAGAATAAATTAAGTAACGAAGCAATAGAGCTATACAACAGCCTACTAGATTTATCGTGGAGCGAGCCTTACATAATTATAGATAACATCCAAGCAGCCACAGGCCTAGGACGCTCTAAATTGCTCCCTATGCTTACTGAACTGGTATGCGCAGGTAAGGTATTGTATGGTAACGAAGAGGCCTTAGGCGTAGTTTTACAGACCTACACGCCTAAGATCAAGGGAGTGGCGTATGGATTTCCATTAGACTACTTCAAAAACTACGATGAATATAAGAAAAATAAATTAGAACCTAAGGGTATTTAACAATGCAATATGTAATGGATATAGCACTAATACTAGGCCTAATAACTTTATACACTATAGGCGTCATGTTTGCCGTAAGTGTACTAGGCGCTACAATAGCGGTATTAATAACCTTTTTAAGTAAGTAACAAGGGAGTAAATGAGATGAAATGCAAAGCTTGTGACACACAGTTTTTAAATGATTATGAATTAAGCAGAAAAGAGCCAGACACAGGAGAATTTTTAGATTTATGCGGAAAATGCTATACAACTAGCACACATGCAATGTATAATATCAGCCTAGACGTAAATACAAACATAAATGAAGTTAAAGGGGATAGCCCATGGCTAACAGCACGATAAACATTGAGATAGACGTATTAAATGTAGATGTAGCACTAGAAATCGAGGTTCAATGGCATATGAGCGAAGCTGACGAGCTTACCATAGACGATTTTCATGGTTATCATTTTGACATAAAAACGGGTGAGTATGACCGCATACCGCCTTGGTTACATAAGATCATTGAGACTACTTACTTACTGGAGGAGGAGTATTTAGACACAATCCATTTAAATTGTGATGAGAATACATATTAAATTAAAATAATGCTTTACACGTTCTTTGTTCTTTGGTATAATATACTTAAGAACAAAGAAAACCTTTAGTTAATTCATTAATTATTAATTAAAGAATAACTTAAGTAGTTCTTAAGTAGGCCGATGATGGTCAAAACACTAA